CACTTCAGCTTTGGAAGAAATACTTTGGTGTCCAGGCTGAAATAGTTGGGGTGGATATCGAGCCACGCTGCAAGGATTACGAGGAAGAGCAAATTACCATTTGCACCATGAATCAAGCGGACCTTAACGATCGGTTACGGCTGCCCTTTCCTTCTTTTGACATCGTGATTGATGATGGATCGCACCATAAAATCGATCAGCAAGCCTCATTCAAGGCAATGTGGCCGCGCACGAGAGGCGTTTACATTATTGAGGATTGCCACAATGGCTATCCTGATATCTCGGCTATGGATGGGTTTATAGCCTCATATCCGTGGGTTTTGGCCATATTCAGGCCCGAGCGGGTGGTCCGTGGTTTGCCTTCCAGACCCTTAAATGCAGCCGAACAGCAAGTTTATGTAGGAGCAGTGTAATGACAATCGTGGTGGAAAGTAGCACCGATCAGGTCGAAGCGGCCCTAAACGGTGGCAAGTTCCCGGTGCCCGCCGATGTGGCTGCCGATAATGCCAAACGAGCGAAGCCCGAACCGGGTGATGATCCTGTCATTGCTGCTCAGAAGGCGCTGGATGCTGAAGCTAAAGCCAAAACAGAGGTCAAGGCTGAGACTGAGACAGACGAGATCGAGGGGGAGGATGGCCTAACGCCCCGCCAGAAGCGTGAGTTCACCAAATCCATGCTCGCCACGATCGCTAAGAAGCATCGCGCACAGAAGGAAGCCGAGGAGTTTGCCACTCGCGAGTTCAACCAGAAAACCCTAGCCGAAGGTCGAGCTGCTGATCTCGCGAAAGAGAACGCGGAGCTTAAAGCCAAGCTAGCCCCGCCAGTCAAAGAGACAGAACTTAAGGTTCCGGCCCGCGAGGACTACAAGGATGACCAATCCTATTGGGATGCCATGGTGGATTATCGGGTGGAGAAGAAACTACAGGTAGCGGAAGCGCAAGCGGCCAAACAGCGTGATGAGGACCATCAGGCTGAGATTATTGCAACAGCCACAGCGCGAATTGAGACAGCACGTGAACTTGTGCCTGATTTTAACGAGAAAGTGGCATCTATTGATGCGCGCATTCCGGTGTTCGTCGCTGCCCATATGCAAGAGTCGGAGATGATTGGCGAGTTGACCTATTACTTTGCCGATAATCCGGAAGAACTGACGCGCTTGGATAAGTTCGAGCGGGGTTTGAAGGAAGGCACACGCGCTTATGGAGAGGCCATCCGCAAACAATTAGTTGAATTGGGCAAAATTGAGAGTAAGCTTCAGCCATTCGCAGCCCTCAACGCTGGGAAAGATGTCGATAACGCCCGCGCGGCGAGCAAGTCCACTAACGGCGCCAAAGCCGAGTCAGAAGAAACGGGATCAGCCCCGAGTAAGCCCCGCATTCAGGCGCCGATTATCACGCCTTTGAACGGTGGCAGTGCTTCCCAAGTCGAGCGGGATGAAGCTGACCTCACTGGCACGCAAGTCATCACTCGGTGGCAAAAGAAGCACGGCGTCACTCTCACGGCACGAAAGCGGCACTAAGAAGCGGACTACTAGCTTTAAGGTTTAGGAGTATTAGGTGGCCAATCAGCTGCTTACGATCAGCATGATCACAAATCGGGCACTGCCAGTGCTAGCGAATTTGTGCACGCTGACCGACAAGTTCAATCGTCAGTAAACTAAAGTCCTGCTGACGTTAAATGCTGTGAATTCGGTGGAACTCTAAGGGTAAAATAGTTTACCTAAGACAATACCGAGCCAAGGCCTGATGAAGCGATGCAACATTTGTAAACAGGAGAAGCCGCTCACTGAGTTTTATAGCAGTAAGCGATTTCGGGTGAAGCAGGGGACGAAGGTCCACTACACCACTCCTGAGTGCAAACCGTGTTATATGATTCGTACCAAAGCGTACTATCAGGCGAATAAAGGCATTCTGCGACCTAAAGAGAATGCTTCGAATCGCCAGAAGAGGGCTAGAGTCAAGGAAGCGGTGTTTGGTGCATACGGCGGTTATGTTTGTGCGTGTTGTGGAGAGGGAGAGAAGGCGTTTTTGACGCTGGATCATATCGAAAACGATGGCGCACAGAACCGTAGAAAGATTGCGGGTAAGAGACATGCGGCGGGTTATACAACCTACGATTGGATAGTCAAGAATGGCTTCCCTTCCGGGTTTCAAGTTCTCTGCATGAACTGCAATTTCGGTAAACGCATGAATAAAGGCGTTTGTCCGCATCAGGTAAGGTGTAACGACTATTCGCAAGAAGTAGGGGCAAGCGCCCCGAAGCGCAGCACTCCGACCCTCATCTGGGTTAGGTCGGATGAAGATATAGTCTCCCCCACCGTGAAAGCGGTGGCAGCAAGCTACGGAGCTTGACTGGCTGATCCCTCGCAAGGGTCAGTTGAAGATATGTGATGACAAGGAATTCGGGGTCAAGGGCCGAAAGATAGGCGCTACCTGCAACGTGCGCATGCCAACCCGGTACCTGGGCACCTTCGGTCCGGCGCTGAACGTCGAGCCATCCACCGAGAACTATGTTCCGGTGTCGATCCTGTATCAGTTCCACGTCGATATTCAGTTCAACACCAGCAACATGTTGCTCGATATCGATGAGTTCGAAGAGCGGTTTATTCACCCAGCCTGTATTGCGGTGGGCAATCGCATCGACTCGGACGGTGCTTACTTCGGCTTTCAGAATACTGCTCAGATGGGCGGCACGTTGGGCACGCCCCCGACCAGTTATTTGCAGTTCGCACTCGCACGAGCAGTGTTGGTGTCTGAGGGCATGCCCAAGGGCGAGATACCCTCAACGGTACTGCACCCGATCGCACAAGCCTATATGGGCGACAGCTTGAAGGGGCTCTTTAACCCCCAAGCGCGCATTTCCGATATTTACGAAACCGGCATGATCGCGAAGAAAACGGCCGGCTTCGATTGGTTTGAAGATCCGAATATTGCCAATTACACCTCCGGTGTCCTCACCGGTACCCCGGTGCTCGCCGGCGCCACATCGGCTACGGGCGGCACGGCGCTGCTGACTTCCGGGTGGGCACAGACCGGTACTTTTGAACTCTCGGGCCTCACCGCTAGCACTGCGTGTTTGGTGGTAGGCGATACGCTGCAGACCAAGGGTGTCTACCCCGTCAATCCGCAGAATCGCAGCCAATATGGCACCACGCTGAAGCAATTTACTGTATTGCCGCCAGGCGGATATGCGCAGATGACTGGTGTTGCTACCACGGGCGGCCCGCAGTTTGCCGCGGCTACGCTCTCGCACGGCACCTTTGCCGCGGCGACGGGTGTCTATACCGCGAATGCCTCAGGCCTGCTGACCGTGACGGTTGGCGAGTGCTTGATTTCTGGTGGTCAGTTCCAGAACTCGAGCGTGGCTCCGGTCTCCCCCTACACAGTGACCATCAACAATCAGACGGGTTTAGGTGTGGCCACCAATACCACCCAGCATTTGTCATTCCATCGCGACGCCTTTGCACTCGCCTTCGTAGACTTGCCACTGCCACGCACGGCGGTTGAAGCATCACGCGCTTACGATGAAGATCTGGGCCTATCCATCCGCATCGCGACGCAGTACACCATTAACAATGATGCCGAACCTACGAGGCTTGACGTAGCATATGGGTTTGCGAGTTTGTATCGCAATATGGCCTACAGGGTGGCGGGGTAAAACATGGCATTTCCAGCGTCAACTAACGTCGATGGTTCTAACCCCGGCCCGAATAGCACCACTCTGCCCGATACGGTGCAGATGCCGACGGGTAACTTATGGAAGGTGGGCTATTTCAATCTCACGCTCACCCCGGCTGTCATGGGAACGGGCGGCGTGGCTGAGCAGACCTTCGCATCCACTGGGATAGGCTTGCTGACCACCGACTTTGTGATCGTCGAGAAACCGACCACGCAGGCGGGCCTCGGGATAGTCAACTCACGCGTGAGCTCGGCCGATACCCTTGCGATCGCTTACGTCAACGGGACAGCGGTTTCGATTACCCCCACCGCGGGGGAGGTCTATCGCGTAGCGGTCCTTCGCATTCAGCCGAACTGGACGCAGCCAGCTTCCGGCAACCAGCTCGACTGGTAAGGAGATTTTATGGTTTCTTTGGGTACTCCAGTTCCGACCATCGATTTAAGTATCACGCTACCGAAGACGCGCAAAGACGGTTCGAGCCTTGCCGCTTCCGATATCGCCAGCGTCACGATCTTGCGCAACTCGGCGGAGTGGAAAACGCTCGAATCTCCCTTAGCCACGCCACTCGTTGCGAGCGATATGTATCCGGCCACGGAACTCGATACTTACAGTTTCTATGTGACGGACACGGCCGGTGTACGCTCGGATGTGAGCCCGATCGTGAAGGTTGCGGTGAGCGCCGAACCTCCCAAAGCGCCGCCATCCTCGGGCACGATTACCGCAGTAGTCAAGGGTTCGGCGCCGGCACCTAAGCCGGTTGTGGATCCTTTCAATACTACCGGGGCACCAGTTCCCGATAGCAATACCATGGTTACGCCGGGTGTTCTCCCGCCGGTGAAGTAATGATTGTTCTGTTCGCCACACCGACTTTTGAGAAAGCGGTGTCCGTGGACTATCACGAGTCGATGCTCGAAACCCAGATTCAGTGCATGAAGCACCGAATCCCGTGGGGCAATCGGCTGATTGCGGGCAATCAGTTCATCGATGTTGCGCGCAACTCTCTCGTTGATTACTTCCTGCACTCAGACGAGGGGTTCACGGACCTAGTATTCATCGATGCCGACCAAGGCTGGGATGCAAAGGCCATACCGCGCATCTTGAGCTACAAGCAGGGTGTAGTAGCTGCACTGCCGCCTAAGAAGTGCGAGGAAGTTAGCTTCCACTCTAACGCGATTACTGGCCGGATGGACCGTACCACCGGCCTATTCCAGGCTGAAGAGGCCGGAACTGGCTTCATGCGCATCAAGCGCGAAGTGTTTGAAGCGATGGATAAGGCGTATCCAGACCTTAAAGCGATGGTCGAGCCTGCCATGGGGTGGCCGCAGACCCCGTATTTTCAACGCGGCAATACCAAGTATGGCGGCTGGTTGGGAGAGGATATCTTCTTCTGCCGGCAACTTGTCGCGATGGGCGAGCATATCTGGATAGACTCGGATATGACCTTCACGCACCGCGGCTCTAAGGTGTGGAAGGGTAATTTCTACGAACACTGTGTAGCCAATGGGCTGCTGAAGAAGAGTGCATAACTTATGGCAAACCCGAATACATTTCCGGTCGGCAATATCAAGGCTAGTTGGGTGCTCTCGCCAACCTTGACCCCCGCTTCGGTTGCTCCCGGAACCGCCGAGCAAACCTTTACCATTACGGGGCTGCAAGTAGGTGATTTTATAGACACCGCTAAGCCCACCTCACAAGCCTATATCTCATTGGGCAATTCACGGGTCAGTGCGGCCAATACACTAGCGCTGCAGTATGTGAATTCATCGACGGGCACCCTCACGCCCACAGCGGCTGAAGTGTATTCGGTGGTCGTCACTCGTCCTGATAACCTGAACTCGACTGGCACCGGGGCATTACTCACCCAAATCACATGAGCAGGAAGCCTGATTAAATGAATTCTCTCAAGTTCACGACAGGCACCGGCACGCCGGCGCTCACCTTGGTGAACGGGGGCGTCCCCACTTCATTTCGCGGCTTCACGGCCTCGAATGCGGAAGGTGCGACCATCTACCTTAAACTGTGGTGGGTCGGTCCCAACCCATTGCAGAGCATCCCCACGATCGGTACGACGGCCCCTAGTGCTACGCTGGCGATCCCGAGTGCGGGTCAGCCCGTGGCTGATTTAAACCTACCGCTGCAGGGTGGTGGACCGCTCTATTACGCGGTCACGAAGAATGCGGGGGACACGGACGATACCGCCCTTACGACTGGTGGGGATGTAGTCACCCTATTTTTGAACTGAAGGCTCTGCATGTTTCGCTTAAGCGCGCTGCTTCTTCTTCTGCTTGCGCCGCTGTATGCGAGTGCCCAAGTCACGCCTCAGTCCATCAACTGCGCGCCGAATGTGCCCTGCGGTGCTACGGGGCCGTTTAATACCAGTACCGGGGATAACCTTCCAACCGCTGGCTATAAGCTCAATACGAACTTTACGGCCGTTGCGAATGCACTCAACAGTGCTACCACAGCAATTACAGGATTGAATGCCGTTGTAGTGCCGATACCGGCCGGGGATATCCTCTGTAATAGTACCGCTGGGTTAGCCTATCCTGCGGCCTGCGCATCCTTGCCTTCTACCTTCATCGTAGCAAAAGCCAATGGCGGCAATGGCACCGCAACGCCAGCCCTTACCGCGGGCTCTAATGTCACGATCGTGGGTACATGGCCTAATTACACAATCAGTTCTACCGGCGCAGGGGGTGGGGCTAACTCCGTAGTGACTGCCAATGGCTTTGCGGGTACGGTCTCCGGCGGCGGGGCTATCACACTCACGACGAGTCTTACAGGGGTTGCCATCGGCAATGGCACATCGTTAGCCTCTGCCGGCTGCACCTCCACCCAGTTAATCACTGGTATTGGCGGCTGCGTGTCAAGCACGCCTACAACAACTCCTACATGCTCCGGGGATACCACGGGAGCGACTGACACCCCTGTTCTTCAGGCGATCTTAACTTCCGGCAAATCGCTGCTGATGGGCGAGTGCACCTATTACATCAACGCTGCGCTAACGCAACCAAATCTCACAGGTTGGTCCATTCGCGGGATATCAAGGCGCGGAAGCATCATCAACCAGGTCACGAATAACACACCGATCTTCAAGCTCACTGGCAATAACGCGAATAACTTCTTCATGGGTTTTTTCCAGTGCCAGTGGACTACCAACCAGACGACTTCGCAGACCGCTTCAAACTGCATCCAGTTCCAGAACGGAGTGAGCGGCGGCAACATAGCCGAGTTCGAGGTCTCCAACATCGTATGCCTCAACGGCTTTCGCTGCTTAAGCGTCGCTGCCGATGGTGAGAATGTGTGGGGATTCCGGGTCGATAACTCCTCCCAAGGGGGCGCGATGCAGGGCGCTTTCTTCGCGGAGAGCGCGCCCGCTGACGGTATCCCGAGGATCAGTTTCGACAATATCTATTTAGGAACATTTAGCCTTACCACGCCAGTTGCAGAGCCTGAATTCTGGATCACCAACGCAGACGAGTTGTCTTTCAAAGACGTCGAGTTCAATGGCGGGTATTACACCGGCTCTCTGCCGCAAATACTCTGCACCTCGTGCATCGGCGTAACGTTTATCAACACCAAGGCCGAAAGCGAAACCATCGTTGGAGGCTCCGGTTACGGCACTACGCTCTGGTCACTGCAAGGAGCCAGCACAGTTTTGATCAGCGTGAAGTTGATCGGCGCCACCATCAACGGCAGCAACGCAACTTGGATCTATAACTACCCCACATCATCAGGCTACACCTCGATCGACAGTGCCTACTGCAATGCGACTCAAGGGACCGGATCTGGCAGCACAGTCAATGTCTTCTACAAAAACGGCACCAATGCGACCGGCATTTTTGCCGCCGGCATTAGCGCGAATGGTCTTTGCACGCAGTCCAATATCTCAGCATTCACAGTGGCCGGCCTATCCAATACCCTAGTCTCCGCGAGTGTCGCACCCCTAGGCAATGTGAGTTCTGCAGCTGGGTCAGTCACTGCGGGCGCCACCGGCACCGGGACTCTAACGCTCACCCTGCCGGCCGTGCAGACGGCTTGGACGTGTAGCGGCGTTGATGTCATCTCACAAGCACCTTTTATCCAAAGTGCCCTTGGTACAACCACCAGTTGCCCAATCGCCGGGACCACCACCAGCGGCCATGCAATCACGATCAATGCTTTGGGGCAATAGCCATGAGTACGCCTAATCCCACCTTTGATAATACCGGTATATCTTTTGATAATACCGGCTACACGTTCGATGGGGGTAGGCCTGCGCCTCCGGACGTACTGGTCATGCCGAGTTTGGTGGGACTTGAGCTTTATGATGGTATCGGGGTGCTACAGGAAGAGGGAATCTTTGTGCCGGCAAAGATCGGTTATTTTGGGACGTTTCCCATTAGCGTGATCTGGCAGCAATCGGTTGTGGCTGGAGGTACGATATTGGCGCAGTCTATTCCAGCAGGGAGCGGGGTCAGCAGCATCAATCCGTCCATGGTCTTGAGCGTTTCGGCCTATCCTATGTCGGTGGCTTTCCCTTAGAGGTATTTATGGGTGCTTTGAATATCAGTGGGATGAATAGTGGTCCTAATTCCTCGACAGTATCTACGCCACAGGCGGAAATGGGTCCTAGATTTTCCAGTGCCGCATTCAATCATTCGATCACGACAACGCTAGCTGCGGGACCTTTAAATGACGTGGGCTTAGGGTTATTGGGCAGCCCCTATTCGTGCGGGTATACCAACCGATTCATTATAACAGCGGCCACCAATTCAGGGAATGGCACCACTATTAATGGCTGGGATGCGCGCACTGTAGAGGATGGGTTTACGGCACTGTTTGTGAATCCGAGCACAACCGATCCTTTGATCTTCACGCATTTGAACTCAGGTTCTCAGCCTAGCAATCAGTTCAGCAATGAGAACGCTGGAAGCGTGCAGATCCCCCCATTGGGCGCCGCTCGCGTGACATATGTCATTAGTAAGTGGCAGTTCGCATGAAGAAACTACTTTGGATGTTGTTACTGGTTTCTGGTGTGGCCACGGCTCAGGTACAGCCTTATCCGCCTACAGCAGTAACTGTGCCAATCCCACTTACGAGTCTTGCTACTCAGAATGCAGGCACGATTCTGATGAGGCTTGCGGGTACAGGAAACGGCACGCCGGGCGCGAACCCTTCCAGTTTGCCTTATTTCGTCGATCTCACTCAGTACGGCGTCAAGTGCGACGGCTCGACCGATGATACCGCAGCCATCAATTCAGCGCTCGTATCAGCCCGCACGGCGGCTAGCGGCTCGAATCCAGTGCTCGTTTGGTTTCCGCCGAACACGGCTGCGGCTGGCTGCGTCATCAGCGGGACCGGAATTAACGACACGATGTTCCGCCCCGGCAACGGGGTTCGTTCGGTCATCGAGGGCAACGGCGCGGTGCTCTACTGTGTTGCAACCGCGAAGTGCTGGGACCAGACCGGCACCCACGAGCAGACCGTCAAGGACCTGCAGATCAACGCGGGCAATTCCAGCGGCCCCACCATCGGCTGGCAGGTGGCGCGTCCCAACTCGACGACGGACTGCACGCAGAACACCTATGTCGATGTCAGCGTGTACGGCAATTACAGTTTTGCTGCCTGGTACGATATGCAGTGCGAGCAGAACTCATGGATCGAGCCGAGTATTGCGAATACCCAGTCCAGCGGCCACGTGCTGGTCATGGACGGGCAGAACCACTTCAATGCGACTTCCTCGTTTCAGACCATCACGCAGCCCACGGATACTGACTCGAGCTTCACCCTCAACTACTTCCTGAACGCCACGCTGACGGGCGCCTCGGCCTCGACCGACATTCTCTGGATGGCCAGCACGCACGCGATTCAGTTCGTGCAGACCTACATCCATCAGCCATCGCCCACCAATCCGCCGATCACACTCTACGACAGCAACATCGCGAACGATGGCAACAACTTAGGCTTAGATCTTGATATCCACGTCGAGAACGCTCCTGCGAACATATTCCTGCTGACCGGCGCGAATACGACGCCGACCGTTCGTAGCCTCCACTATCGCGACCAGTATATGGAAGCGACCTCCTCGGTGTTTAAGCGCGATACCGGGGTGACCTCCGCCACGCTCTTGAACATGTGGATCGAGGTTCAAGAGGCGCAAGTCACGCCTACCATGTTCGACACGGCCTCGGCCTTTACCTGCTCAGGCCGCGTCTACGTACCGAATTCAACGCTGTGGGGCGCCTGCGGGACTTGGAACGGCACGGCCGATGTTTTGGGGACTCTGACGACAACGGTTGGCACTCTAACTGTAAACGGGGCAACGAGCGTCCCTGTTACGATTACCGCCCCAAGTAATGCCTATCAGGCACTTCTGCATTTCTACCAGGGGGCTTCGCAATTCTGGCAGGTAGGCCAGAGCAGCGGTTCGAACCCTCCGTACATCATCTACGACCAGCAGGGAAATAAAACAGACTTACAGTTTAACTCGAACGGTTCAGGCACACTCATGGCCGGAGGCGGCCCATTACAAATTGGTGCGCCTGGCTCAACGATAACCATTGCGGGAAACTTGTGCTTGCTGGGCTCTTCGACCGGATGTACGACACTCGCGAGCGCGAACGCCGGTGCGACCAACTACACACTGACATTCCCGGCGATCACCGACACGGTTGCGACGCTCACCGCGACGCAGACACTTACGAATAAGACGCTGACCGCACCAGCCCTTCAAGGTCCGATCCCCGTGACTTCCGGCACGAGTTATACCGGCTCTGCTTGGACTACCGCCGGCATTGGGTTGTCGGTTGCCGCGGCGACCTTCAACGACTCATCGAGCACCGGCACGGTTACTACAGAGGCCGCGAACGCCATTGCGGCGCAGACAACTTCTGCGACGAACACTATAACAATCACGAATCTGGATAACTTGTACCTCGCCGCTCCCGTCGCTGGCACTCACGTCACCGCAACAAACCTGTACGCGCTCGACACTCCAGGCAATGTCAATATCGGCGGCAACATTACGACGGGCGGTCAGATTCTCTCGGCCGTAGGATCAACGGGTGCCCCCGGATATGCATTCAGCGCCGCCACCAACACAGGTTTCGATGGCAATTCAACCACCCTGAACTTCATCGTCGGCGGTGCTATTCGTGGTTCGTTTGCGAGCACCGGTATCTTCACCGCCGCCGGTGGCGTTACAATGAGTGGCACACTGAATCTCAACGCCAGCAACAATGCCGTTACCAACATCGGTACTGGCACCACTAGCAGCGCGGTAAACATTGGTGGCGGCTCAAACAACATCGTCCTCGGCTCCAACCACTCATACTCTGGCACCGCACCGACAGTGTCTGCTTGCGGTACCAGTTCGATAGATTCTCACGCGACCTCGAGTTCAGGCACCGTGACGCCGGGTACGGCGACGAGTTGTACCATCACTTTCGCAACGGCGTTCGCCACGTGGAATCACTGCAATATTACCTCGGAGACCGCGCTGGCTGCGTTCGCCTACAGCTACACTCTCTCTGCTATCACTGTGACGGCATCTGCGCTGGCGGGCGGAAAAATAGATTACCGGTGCGACGGCGTATGAGGAAAATTATCGCGCTGCTATTTTCGCTCCGCTTATGCGACGGGAGTGCGTGGCACTCATGACTAACCTCTGCAAACGCAGTGAAGCATGGCGACGTCGCTAGACATCATCAAAGGCGCGTTGCGTCGCATCAACTCCTATCAGAGCGGGGAGCCCATTGCGGCGCCCGATGAGAACGATTGTCTGTATGCGCTCAATGACCTGCTCGACTCGTGGAGCATCGACAAGCAATTCGTGTTCGGCAGTGTCGAGAACATACTTCAGCTTAATGCTGGCCAAGCACAGTACAAGATAGGCAATCCGACCTGTACCTCATTGGGTGAGCCTCCATTCATAGGAACGCTCACGGCAGGATCGCCCATAATCACCGGTGTGACTATCATGCCGCCCGATATTACGGTCGGTGGGACGTTAACGGCAGTCTCGGGCGTGATCCCAAGCGCTACCACGGTTTTGAGCTTCAATGCCGGTGCACAGACGGTCACCATGTCGGGGAATGCCACGGCAACGCCTGCCTCGAATCCTGACCAGATCACCTACACCATCCCCGGTGACTTTGCGATCCCACGCCCCAATCGCATTACACATGGCTTTACACGCTATTCGCTGCTCGACTTCACCATTGAAGTTACGATGAGTCAGAGCCGCTTCCTAGAGATCCTGTACAAAGCACAGCCCGCGCCATGGCCGGTGGTCGCTTGGTATAACCCGCTCATGCCTTACGGAGTGATCAACTTCTATCAGACGCCAGGCAACTCAGGCGAACTGCACCTATTTACCGATACGATCTTGAGCGAACTTACGCTAAATCAGACCTTCGTGCTGCCCTCTGGTTACTCAAGGGCACTGAAGTGGTGTTTGGCGAGTGAACTGTGTGCGGAATATGGCTTTCCCTTATCTCCCACGATCGAGAAGAAAGCGGCCGAATCACTCGCGATGATCAAGGCGTTGAATGCACTGCCGGCCGAGAAGGCCAAGTATGATCGAATGCTGGTGAGGCGCGGGAGGACATCCGCTGGCTGGATTTTGACTGGGGGCATGTAATGGCCGCGCAGTTTGAAGCGGCTGACTTTGGTTTTGTGAACGGCTTCGATGAGATGCCCATGACGCTGCAGAACGCGCAGCGCCTGATGAACTGGTATGTTCAGCGCGATCCAGACCCAAAGGCTAAAGAGCAAGTAGCTCTCCTAGGCTGCCCAGGACTCAACCCCATAGTCTCCACCCAACCTGGTCAGGTGCGCGGCTGTTGGGTGCTGCCTGGATCTACACAAGCCCTCGTCGTCACCGGAAACATTCTGTATCTCATGACCATTACGGTTGCTGCCACGCAATCGAGCATCCCGCAGTATTCGGTTGCCCAAGTCGGCACACTGCTGACCAATTCAGGCCCAGTCGTGATGCGGGACAATGGGGTGCTCACGGGGGGCTTGGGCGGCTATTGCCTGATCGTAGATGGTACCTATGGGTACTACTACTTACTCGCGGGGACCACTTATTTGAACGTGTTCACCGCGGCTGTTGTGAGTGCATCAGCGCTGATCACCTTCCCTGGAGAATTACCTAACGGTCTGATAGTCGCCTCTACTCCAACACTTGCTGATAGCGGGGCTGTGATACCAGCGGGGACCAAGGTGGTAAGTGTCGATACCATCGCTGGTACCTTGACCATGTCCACTCCAGCCACGGGCAATAGCTCTACAGATACCGTAACGCTGACCATCCCCGTATTCGGCCAGATCACGGACCCAGGCTTCCTGGGCGCTGATCGCCTCTTGTTCATCGAAGGCTGGATAGGTGCTAACCAACCCGGTACCCGGACTTGGTATACGACAGGACCTACCCCTTATCAAATGCTGTTCCCCGGCCTCTTTGAGGCCGAAAAGGACTCGAGCACAGATAATCTGATTACCATGATGGAGAACAATCGTGAAGCATGGCTCGTTGGCGAGCGAACCTCAGAAGTCTGGTTCAACAGTGGGGGAACTAATTTCAGCTTCTCTCGCATCCCTGGGGTTGGACCCCAAATCGGCTGTGCTGCAAAACATAGCATTGCGCGAGCTGGTCCGCAGCTTTGCTGGCTCGGGCGTAATGAGCAAGGGCAAAACATTGTTGTCGTCACCTCGCAGTACTCGTGGGACAAGATTTCAACGCCAGCGATAGATTACGAGATTGCACAGTATCCGGTGGTGAGCGATGCCATTGGATACGCTTATGAGGAAGGTGGGTGCCTGTTCTACGTGCTTACCTTTCCGACCGCTGATGTCACCTGGGTATTCGACTTTACCAACCAGTTTTGGCATCAGCGGGCCTCCTATGACCCTAATGCCGGGGTATTCCACCGGCACCGCTCTAATTGCTATATGGACTTTGGTGACGTGCGGCTGGTAGGGGATTATCAGACCGGTCAAATACATCAGATGTCGCGCGCCTTCTATACCGATGCCGGGAATCCCCTACGCTGTGTGCGCAGGACGCCTCACGTTTGGGCTAAAGGCATGCGAATTAGGCTCTTTTTCTCACAATTACAGATCGAATTCACTCCAGGTGTGGGCTTACAGACAGGCCAGGGCCAGAGCCCGCAAGTCATGCTGCGCTACTCCAATGACGGCGGCTTTACCTGGTCGAACGAGTATTGGACCACGATCGGCGCTGCGGGTAACACCAAAAACCGGGCTATCTGGCGTAAGTTGGGTCAAGCGCGCGATCGGGTGTGGGAGATCAATTTCACCGACCCGGTGCAGCGCGACATAATAGGCGCCACCCTCTGGGCGATGGGTAGTGAGGGCCGGTGAGCGTCTTTCGCATCGCGCCGACCTACAGTGAGCCCTTGGTCACGGGTAAGAACACGAGTTCATCGTGGTATCGCTGGTTTCAGAGTCTGGATAAGGGCATCCCGCCCTCATCCGAAGTGGCTGTACTCCTTGGCGCATCGCCTTTCACCTACGCCGCTCCTTCCAAGGGATTTGCGATAGTGAGCGGTGGCACGGTTTCAGCGATCGCCTTCTCGCGCACTGCGGGGACCTTTTACGGGACCGGACAGACAACGGGCACTTTTCCCTTGAGTGCGCAAGACAGTCTCAAGATCACTTATTCGGTGGCCCCCACCGTGATTTTCGTGGCGCAATAGTGTAGGGTTTACCTCACGCTTTATGCGAGTTGACCATTACTAGGAGACTCGCCGCATGATTCAGGTCTTTGATGACTTCCTCCCCAACCCCGAATTAGTCCGCCAATCCGCCATTCGTGCAGGGTTTGGTACCTGGGCTCCGAATAAAGGCGATATCGGAGCCGCATTTTACTCGGGTGTTTCATTCTGGGGGGACCACGCGAGTCTCTTCAAGGCGCTCTATGCCCGCATAGGCCCGCTCATCCCTTCGTCCATGTTCTTTCGGATTACCAATCCTTCAATGGAACACGCGCTAATTCATTCAGACCGTGAGTATGGTGACTTTACAGCAATCGTCTATCTGTCCAAGGAATGGGGAGATGTAGTTAGCGGCACGGGCTTTTACAAGCACCGAGAGACGCGCATGCGCGATATGCCACCCCTTGAGGATCTGATGAGGAATGGGGATTTTTTCCAAAAGATACGTCAGCAAATGCTCGACGCCAGCGATGAGGACTGGGAACAGTACGAGTTCATCGAGGCCAAATATAACCGCTGCCTAATCTTCGATGCTCCAAAGATTCACTGCCGCATCCCAAAATGTGGGTTCGGTTCGTGTCCCGAAGACTCGCGCCTTGTCTGGGTTGCTCACTTCGGAGTTGGTTAAGCATGAGAATTAAAGACTACGAATTTCAGCCGCCCTATATCTGTCATATCGAGGGGTGGGGAGCCGCCATTGCGGCCGCTACTGTGGTCGGTGCGGGTATCTCAGCCGCTGCATCGAGTTCGGCAGCAAGTACCCAAGCGGGTGCTGAAGAATCTGCTCAGGCGCAGCAACAAGGGATGTTCAATCAGGAACAGTCCAATGAGCAGCCCTACATGCAATTGGGCGCTGGAGCAGCGCAGCAACTTGGGTATTTAGAAGGCACGACTCAAGCGCTCCCTACCGCAAGCGGTGGCCTGTCTACGGCGCAAACCAGTCCAGCCGGCGGGTTTGGCTCTCTGAATTCTCCATTTACCCTCTCTGACTTCTACAATCAGTCGCCGCAGTACAAGTTCAATTCGCAGCAAGGTGCTCAGGGTGTTCTCAACCAAGCTTCTAGCGCGCAAGGATCTGAGTCCCCTGCCGCATTATCGGCGCTGGAGAGTTTCAACCAAGGGAATGCGAACAACGCCTATAACAGCGCTTTCAATAACTATCAGACGCAACAGAACAATATCTTCGGTCGCTTAAACTCGATTGCCACATTGGGCAGCAATGCGGGCAGCAATTCAGCGACAGGTGCAAGTTCCTTCTCCAACTCCATTGGCAATACCACGGCGAGCATTGGCGCCTCTCAGGCAGCCGGTACAGTGGGCGTCGCCAATTCGCTCAGCAGCGGTGTGCAAGGTACTGCAAATGCGTTCTACAACCAGAACGCTATCAATCAATTGCTCAATGGCGGTTCAACGATTAACTACAACAGCGATCCTTATGCGACGACTGCCCCATCCTCTGGCAGTTGGTCGGCTGATGGCAGTACCTGGATACCACCGACCAATCCATAATGGCAGACTATAACGCACAAGTAGCCTTAGGGATCACACCGCCCGATCCTAATGCAACCTATAACTCGCTGGCAAAGATACTCGGGAATGCATCTGGCATCATTGGCATCAAGCAGCAACAGCAAGCGCTTGAAACCGGCCAATCGATTCAACAGAGCGCCAAGGCCAAGGCCACGATCGACACTCAGAATGCAGCCGAGAATCAGGGCATCGCTAAATTACTTTCTGACCCCGTGGGCAACGGGATTGTGGACGGTGATGGCAACCCTACC